GTATCGGGTGCGGTGTTTGTGGACGGGTATTATGTTGTTGGGACTCCTCAGGGTTTGCTTTATAACTCTAACGTAGAAGACCCTACAACTTGGCAAGCAATTAACTACATTGGTGTAGTGTCTGATGCCGACCCTCTTTTAGCCATTGGTAGAACAATTAACTATATTGTTACTTTTGGCTCACATCATATTGAGTTCTTCTATGATGCAGGTACATCCCCAGGCAGTCCATTTCTACCATATCAGAACTCTGTCATTCAATTTGGAGCCGCAGCAGAAGACTCTTTAATACAAATGGATAACACTCTTGTTTGGATGGGTACAAGCCACCAAAAAGGTTTTCAAGTAATGGCAATGTCTGGTCAATCCCCTCAGATTATCTCTAACCAGTATATTGAAAGAATTATTAATAATTGCAATCCTGACCTTGCTTATGCTTTTAGCATCAAAACATCAGGGCACTCCTTATACGTATTAACCCTTAGAGACTTAGGGTATACCCTAGTATATGACTTTGCTCAAAATGGTTGGACATATTGGACTTCTACTGAAAACAACGTAGAAGGCTACTTTAAAGGGCAGTATTACACCAAGTATCAAAACATGGATTTACTCCAACATGAGACTAACGGTAAAGTCTATGAGTTTGACCCAAATACCTATCAAGACGATGGTAATCCAATTGCGGTATTAGCTCGTACTCCATTAGTAGATGGTGGCGATAATCTACGTAAGTTTTGGAGAAGCGTTCAGGTAGTAGGCGATAAGATTGATTCTTATGCCCTGTTACGCTATACCAGTGATGATTACCAAACCTATTCTGCGTGGCAGAACGTCAATCTTAATACCGCTAAATCCGAAGTCCATAGACTAGGGCAGGGCCGTAGAAGAGCGTTTGACTTACTTCACCAAGATAATGTACCCTTGAGACTCGAATATTTTGAAGTGGATGTCGAAAAGGGGGATTCATGATTGAGTATAAAGAAGAGACTTATAGCCAAGTAATTGACGAAATTAAGCCTTTATTAGAAGACCATTGGGAAGAGATAGCCTTAAATAAAGAGGTTATCAAACTTAACCCAAACTATGAAATGTATGAAAAACTGTGCAATGCTGGGGTAATGAAAATTATTACCGCTAGAAATGACGGTAAATTGATAGGTTATTGTATTTGCATTATTAACTACAACTTGCACTATAAAGATAGTCTAACAGCTACAAATGATATATTTTTTATATCTAAAGATTATCGAAAAGGCTCAACAGGGGTAAAATTGTTCATTAAGAACGAGGAAATCCTAAAGAGCTATGGTGTTCAGCGTTTAGTAATGAATACTAAGGTACACCAAGATGTTGGTGCAATATTTGAGCGTTTAGGATACAAACAGACTGAACGTGTGTTTGGTAAATTAATAGGATAGAATCATGGCAGAATCAACCGCAGCAATTGGAGGGGCAATATTTGGAGGAGGCGAAGCAGCAGCAGCCGTAGCATCAGGTGCTATGACTGTTGAAGAGGCTTTAGCTGCAGGTGCCTCAGCCACAGACCTTATTTCAGCAGGAGCAACTGGAGAACAATTACTTCAAGCTGGACTAACTGCAGAGCAAATTGCACAAGCTGGCGGTACTGCCGCTCAATTAGAAGGTGCTGCCTCAGCCGCTGAATCTATCCCATTCCAACTTGCTGATGGTTCAATGGGTTCTATTCAAGGTGGAAACATCCTTGACGCTGCAGGTAACATTGTTGCTAAAGGTGGAGTAGGAACTACATTAGGCGACTTGGCTGGATACGCCAAGACTGGTGCTCAATTAATAGGCGGTATTGGACAATTAGGACAAGCTGCATCATTGTTGGGTGGTGGTGGAAAAACTAAGCCAGGTGTAGCAGACCCATACGCAGCATACCGTTCACAAGCAGCGTCCCAGTTACAGAACTTACTGGCAAACCCAAATACCATTACTTCCACTCCTGGATACCAGTTTAACCTTCAACAAGGCTTACAGGCTCAACAGGCTCAACAAGCTGCACAGGGTCGTTTAGTATCAGGTGGTGGATTGTTACAAGCTCAACAGTTTGGTCAACAATATGCTACTTCTAGCCTACAACAACAACAAAACTTATTAGCCACATTATCAGGTGCTAATCAAGCTCCTGCAGGTGCAGCACAAGCTCAACAAGGTATTAACTTTGGTCAAGCAGGTCTAGGTGCGTTGGGATTACAACAGTTAGCTGGTGGAGCAGCAAACGTACTAAACCCATTACAAACACTCTATTCCCAATACAATCAATCATCTCCTTCGGTGAGTTAATATGGCAAGTCTTTCAGAATTAGCTAATGTATTGCAAACAAGCCCTGCTCAAGCATTTAGGCAGGAAGATATTGCATCGCAACAATATCAATTGCAATCACAAGGATTAAAAGAAGTTCAGGCAGAACAAGCCGCTGAAGCTAAAGGCCTTCCAGCAATGGCTGGTGGTATTGGTGCTGTAGGTGGACAACCACAAGCATTAGGACAAATGGCTGTAGACCCATTTGGCGGTAAATTTAATTTAAAAACTGCAGATGGTGAAGAAACTCTTGCTGGTCAAGCATCAACATATTTGCAAAAAGCCAATACAGAACAACAACTGTTTAATAAAGCTCAACAAAGAGCAAAGATTGCTGGATTGACTGGCGATGTAAACGCTCAAAGCAAAGCAATGGAAGAAGCTCGTCGTGCTGATGCCGCAATGACGGAAGCTAAAAATAAAGCCGCCACCTTTAAACAAGAAGGAACGGATGCTCTTGTATACAATGCTACGTTAGCTAAAAGCCAAGCAGAATATGATGCAAAAGTTAAAGCGGCTATGGAAAGGGCTGGCCTTAAAAATAGACCTTCTTGGTTGCCTGAAAAATGGTCTCCTGATTTAAAAGATGAAATATTGCCTCGTGCTTCTCAAAAAACTGCAGAAACTATCCAAACTCGTATTGATAGACAAAATGAAGAATTGCGTAGACAAGAAGACCAAAAATTTCAACGCAATAGAGAATATGCCCGTGAAAAAGAAATGACTGGTATTTTAGGTGCTATTGTTGGTAAAGAATATGCAGACGTTAAAGGTCAGGTTGAAGGTTTAAGAGCATTTTTACCAGACGATAGGATTAAAAGGTTGTCTGGTAAAGAGATTCCAAAAGTTTCATCAACTGTTCAATCTATTAGAGCAACAAGTGAACTTGCTGATTTGGTTGAAAAGCACCCACAATCAACTGGTGTTCCAGCGCAAATTATCAATTCATTTGAAAGATATTTACCTTCTCGTTACGAAAAAGATGAAGAAGGTGCTGTTAATGAATCCAAGATTCTTAACGATGTTGAAAAGTCTATGAAGGCAAAAAATGCTTCCCAAGATGAAATAAACTGGTCAAGAGCAATTGCCAAAAAAGTTTTGGACGTTGTTAATGAAAGAGCATTAGCAGCATCTGGAGGAGGTAGATTATTAATTTCAGAATTGAATCGTCAAGCTGAAGTATTAAAATCTTCTGGACTTACTCCAGAATCTGCTCCATTTGTTTATAGAGAATTGGCTAGAGGAGACCTTGATAAACTTCAATCTAGGTATGGTATTAAACCTGAAGAAATCAAAGGAATGGACATTAAGAAATCAGAAGAAGTAAAACCTGCTGAATCTAAAGCTCCAGATATTAAAGGTCAAGCAACAACAGCATTTGGTTCTTATGAGCCAGAAAAATATGAATATGGCATTAATCCTGCAACTGGTAAATTTGCAGGATTAATGCCATGACAATAATAATGGCTCAATGGGAAGATGCTCCATCTGCTTCGGTAACAGTCTCTCCTGCTGGTGATAATTGGGAAGAGGCTCCAGAGCCATCAATGTTGCAAAAGGCTGGTAAAGCCATTGGTGATGTATCTGAAAAAGTATTGAAACAAGGTGGTATTGTTGATATTAAATCTCTATTAACAAGACCACAGGCATTAACCACAGACCTTACAAAAAAATTGGATGAGGCAAGCGGTGGGAAAATGTATGAGCCAGTTGCTCCAATACAAAAACCTATGGGGCAACGTGCCAGTGAATTAGGAGTATCTACTGGAGTAGGTGCTGCAATTGGATACGGACTTCCAAAAGTATTACAAAAAGCCCCTAATGCTTATATTAAAGCACTTGGCTATAGTATGGAAGCTGTACCAGCCATTCCTCGTGCAATGGGCGGTGCCGCTGGTAGTGCATTGCAATACCTTACTGGAGCATATGGAGAAGAAACTGGTCAACCACCTGCAGTAACATTACCATTACAAGCTCTTTCTGGGTTGACTGGTGATATTGTTGGTCAGAAATTATCTCAATCTGTATTAGCACTTGGTAAATCTACATTTGCCGCATTACAAGGCCGTGGTGCTACTGCACTTGCACAATTAGGTGGAACATTAGGTCAAACTCCAGAGCAACGTACTGCTCAAGCTATGTTTAGGCAAAAACAAGCATTTGGTCAACCAACAGAAATGGTTGAAGGAGAGGTTGGTAAAAAATTCCAATCACAAACTCAAGAAGAATTAAAACAAAAATTTGGGTATGGCAAGCCTACTGAAGTGTTGGCTCCTGAAACTGGTCGTGAATTAATGGTTCCAGGAACAGATATGAGCGTACCAGGCGTTGGTATTAAGCCTTCAACATTAAAGCCTACTGGTGAAACGATAACAAAAGAATTACCTAAAGACCCAATCACTAAAAAAGAAGTTCCTGTATCCACTGCATTGCGTGATGAATTTTATTCTAATGTTAATAAAACAACTGTAAAAATGAGACCTGAAGATAGATTTTCTTCTAGTCCAGAATACAAAAAGTTCTTATCTGATTTACAGCCAATTCTTGCTAAAGGACGTGATGCTGGCGGAATAAGCAATACAGATTTAAGAGGTTTAAAACAAGCTCTTGAAACTGATATGGGTAGTATTGCTTCAAGAAGACAATATGCTCAAACTGTAGATGACCTTATTAGAAAATGGCAACCAAAAATTGGTGCTACTGGAGAAGCTGCAGTTGATGCTGCAACGGCTAAAAATATCAGAACAGATTTGCGTGAAGCATTTTCTCAATGGGCAGAAAAGAATAATTTAGGCACTCCTGAAAAAGCATATCGTGAAGCATTTAGAGCAGAGAAAACTGCTGAAGCTAAAGACAAGATTCCTTATATTATTTCTCAGTACGGAAAAACTGGAGAAGCCAAGAAAATGGCACTTCAAATTTCTAAAGACCCATACCTTAAACCTGTTTTAGATAAAGCTATTCAACAAAGATTAGCCAACACTAATGTTGGTGAAATTAAAACAGAGTTTAAAAGAATGGATAAACTTCTTGAAGCATCTGGTTTAGCAACTCCAAAAGAGTTAGATAAATACAGAAAAATTGTTAAGCAAATTGACAAACTTCAAAAAGAAGGTGGAAATTCAGAGCCATTAGAGCGTAGATTGAAAACACAATTATTACGAACTTTTGCATTGTATACTGGCGGTAAAGTAACTGTTGAATCATATAAAGGACAATAATATGCCACTTAAATCAGGTTCATCACAAAAGACTATTTCATCTAACATCTCCAAAGAGGTGAAGGCTGGTCGTCCACAGAAGCAAGCAGTTGCTATTGCTCTTTCTAAAGCTAGAGCAGGTAAGCCACCTTCAGGCAAGACTAGAAAGAAAATGAAATAATGCGCATATTATTGCTTGACCCTGCAGGAGCATTGGTTGACTTTGGTATTCGTTGTCTTGCTGAAGGACACGAAGTAAAACAATGGGTGCGTCCACACGGTCAGGAGCGTTCTAAGATTGGTCGTGGATTGATTGACCAAGTACAGAACTGGCAAATCCATGCCAGACAAGCAGACCTCATCGTATTATCGGATAACGCTTTTGAAATGCGTGAACTAGAAAAGTTCCATGAAGAGGGTTACCCAATTATCGGTACCAATATGCTTGGTGCAAAACTAGAACTAGACCGTGATTATGGTCAAGACATTATGAAGAAGGCTGGATTATCAGTTATTCCTTCATTTGAATTTAAGGACTACAACAGTGCTATCGACTTTGTTAAAGCTAATCCCAAACGATACGTCTCTAAACCCAGTGGTGATGCAGACAAGGCTCTATCTTATGTATCTAAATCAGCGGCAGATATGGTCTTCATGCTTCAACGATGGAAAGAAACTGGTAAACGACGTGATTTCATCCTACAAGAGTTTGTCCCAGGAATAGAGTTCGGAGTAGGTGCTTGGATAGGCCCTAATGGATTTGGTAAGAACATCCTAGAAGGCTTTGAGCATAAGAAGCTCATGTCAGGTAACTATGGCTGTAATACAGGTGAACAGGGAACTGTCATTAAGTATTACACCGAGTCCAACCTATTCAATGACACCCTCAAACGCTTTGAAGACTACCTATGCTATATCGGACATACTGGATATGTAGACTTGGCATTCATTATTGATGAAAAAGGTGAGCCACGCCCATTAGAGTGGACTATGCGTAAAGGATGGCCTTTATTTAACATTCAGCAAGCCCTCCATAAGGGGTCTGTTGTAGATTGGATGTGTGACCTATTAGATGGCAAAGATACTCTCAAAGTTAGCTACGACACTGCTACTGGCATTGTTATCCCTATTGGGGATTACCCTAGGTCTAAGACTACGGGGCGTGACCATACAGGATTTCCTATCTATGGTCTTCCCGATGAATTAACTACCGACTACGCCTTATGTGAGGTAATGGTTGGTAATGCCCCTCAGAACGACGAGAACGGGGTTACAGAGCGTCCTTGCCTAGTGACGGCAGGTGATTATGTCTTAGTGGCAAACGGGGTAGGAAAGACCGTTAAACAAGCCTGTGAACGTGCCTATAAGAACGTTAAGAAAATTGATATTCCTGACTGTATTAACGTAAGAGATGACATTGGCGAAGGTATGGAGCATCAAATTCCTGCACTGCAACAATATGGCTATGCTGAGAATTGGAAGTATGAA